TGCGAAAGGATCAACTGTCCTTCCTTGTAGCGCTGTGCCGCATCACGCTGGGAGGCAGCCTTGGCTTCGTCAGCCTGCTGCTCCGCAACCTTCTGCTGATATTCGTATTGGGCCTTCTGCTCCTGCCCTTGTTCGATCGCGCCGGCAACAGACAGAATCGTCCCGCCGATGGACGCGACTTGAGCAATCCCGGCCAGTCCTCCTAGAAACGCCATTCCCAGACCTGCCTTCCATCGATCTCGTCTTCGGTCGGCACGAAGCCGAGGCGCGCAAGGAATTCGGCGGCGCGCGGGATTTCAGTCTGACACGTTGCCCGGACCATAACTGCTCCAGCCGCCTTGACCTCTTGCAACAGCCTCACGGTATGGCGATAAACCGACAAGCGGCGCTCACTGACGGGGATTTCGAGAAACCCGTACCAGACGCCATCCTTGTGCTCGAACGCGCCACCAAGGGCCGCCACGAGCTTGCCTTTGCGCAACGCCTTCGCGACGTACCGAGACGTGAATTCGATCGGGCCATAGAAGCGCGCCACGTCGTCATCCGTCGCAGTTGCTATGACGCCATGCGGGTAGATCGTCATCCGTTTGTCGTCTCGTCGAATACCACGGCGGACACGGTGCAAGGATATGGCGATTTCGCTTCGATGCAAATCCGGCTGTCCGTTCCCCAATCGCTGGAGATTGGCATCAGATCGGCATCAAAAGTCCGCTGCAACTGCCCCGGAGGAATGACCTTGTCGCCCTTCGCCACGGTGAATTTTCTCAGATTGGTGAAGGAATTTCCAGCCCTGAACCCGTCAAGCATCGTCTTGGTGAGGTAGAGCCCGAGCTGGGCTATCCGCTTTTTCTGGAACAGCGCCGTACCGCCGGCCGCGGCATAGGCAAGCTTGACGCTTTGCCACTGCCCGGAATATGGCAGGCCGATCACCACATTCGATGCGGCCGAAGGCAGGGTAACAACGCCACCAGTGACGTGATAGAGATTATCCTGGTCATGGATGGCAACGCCATTGGCCCAGACCGTTACGTCCAGCCCATCCAGATGAGGAACATTGAAGATCGTGTTGGCGCCGGCGAAACGGGAGAACGCATCGGCGATGCAGTTGATCGCGCCACCCTTGCAGTCCTTGAGCGCTGCCAGCCGCTCCAGACGTTGGGTTCCATTGCGGACCACGGCGAAATACACCTCATCCTGCCCCGCCGACTTGGAGCAGCACACGCGCTTGAACTCGCCATCGGTAACGACGCGCGACCACGCAATGACATTCTCGACCGGCTCATAGGTCAGGGCGCGCGCCTCGCCATTGGCAAGCACGAACCATACGATAGTGTCGGGCCGGCGCTGTACCGCGATATCAACGATTTCGTAGCCGTCGCAGATTTCCTCGTTCATGGCGGTGAGATCGGACGAGGTATAGTCTAGCGTTCCTTGATCAGTGAGAAGCCGAAATGCCGCAGTGCCCGAGGTCTGGACGAAAATCCCATCCCGGTCGGCCTTCACGGCTCGAATGTCGAAGCTACCGCGCGTCGAGGACTCAATCGGAAACCATGCCGACGCGGTAAGGGGCTCGTCAAACGATGAAGATTTGATCGAAATTTCCGAGGTATCGATTCCGCAGATGAGGCGCTGAAGCCCCAACAACCACAGCGATCCGCGCTGCGTATTCGAGCCGATCGAACGCGAGATCGGCGCAGAGTCCCCATCAACCCCGTCATCGAACGAATGGTAATTGTCGGGAACGGAGCCGTAGATGAAATCGCCCAGGCCCCAATAGAGCCGGCCGCCGAATGTTTCGACCGCCGCCGGCCAGCCATCGAAATCCGACCAGACCGAATAGTCCCAATCGAATGAGGCCTTGGTCGAATAAAAGCGCTTGATTACCTCGGCCGTGACATGCCTTGCATCGGTAAACGCAGTGATCCGCGCCACGCCGGATTGACTGCCGCCATTGTAAACGATCTTGGTGCTCACCGTGCCACTATTCAGGTCTCCGGTATAGAGCACGAAGCGGATGTACTTGATGACGTTATCGTCTTCGTCGGCATAGGAGACATCGGTGACGTTGTGGTCGATCGTCTCCAGCAGCGTCCATGACGACGGATTTCCCGAGCCGTCATCAATGGCAACCTCTAGATTTACCACCCCTGTCCATGTGCCCGAAACGGTATACACGATCTCGCGATCATCGCCAACGCCGGAGATGCGGACGTAGGCACCCTCCGCCGGATCAGAGGCAAAATCTTCAATGACAGTCTGCCCGGAATGGAAAATGCGGAACAGACGCCCGACCATCCCCTCCTCGAAATACCGGGAATTCGAGGTGATCTCGATACCGCCGGTATAGTCAGATACGGTGAGCGATATGGAGCCATCTGAGGAAATGAACGGGCCATCGTCCACGACATAGCGTTGCACGCCCCAACTGCGATCACCGCGGCGCTGGATTTCGCGCTGCTGGTAAAAGCGGGAGGCGGAATAGATCACATCCTTGTGCTGCTTGTAGCGCACGACGTTCTGTTGAATATCGGAGGAGGTCCAGGGCGTGGGGATGATCATTTGTCCCGGCCCTTCGATCTGGCATTGCTCAACAGAGGCAATGCGGGAGATCGCCCCGGAGAGCGAGACGAAGATTGAGGAATGGCCAGCGCCCGGGGTGAAGGCAAAGGAGTGCTCGCCGTCATAGAGGTTCGGCGCATAGACCAAGTCGTCGCGGTTGATACCGGTGCCAACGATGACAGTGACCGGGCCGCGAAGCACGACGACGCGAAGCCCATGTTCTATCTTGCGGTCATGGACCGTGACCGGAACCTCCTGGCGGATTTCGGCATAGTTCTGCGTCGTGCCAATCAACTGGAGGTGATCCGAGATGATATCGGCATGGGCGTCGCCGTCCGAAATATCGTCCCATCCGCCGAGGCTGAAGAAGCCGCCGTGCTGAATGACGGTGCTTACCGAGTTGCGGGACACGACATCGCCACCGGCCACAACCCTCATGCCATCATCGGAAAGAATGGGGATCAGTGTCGACCCGCCTGAATAGGCGTATTCGATCAACTGGACATCCCCGAAGTCGATATCTGCGATATGCTCAAGGCCTGGCCGTAGCGTCATAGAGCCGATGACGCGCGGCAGCATGTTGGAATAGAGCGAGCCGGCGAACTGAAGCCTTTCCAGATCCAGACGGGCAAGGGCCTCTTCCCCGACCTCGCCCCCGTTGAGGGAATAGAGCGGCGCATGCGCACGAGGCATCAGACGTCGCCCTCATCGAACTGGATATCGCCACCGATCGTGGTGGAGAACTGCCTATTCCCACCAAGGAAGCCAGTCCTGGCATTCATCCACGATCCGGGGCCGACCTGCTTGACCTTCTCCTGCCGTGCGTCGACGCTCTTGGCCTGACGTAGTGTCTTGTCCTTGCGCTTTTCGAGTTTCTGTTCGAGCGCATCGCCAGACGTCAGGCGCCCACAGGTCTCATAGGCGAGTTTGGCAGCAACATAGCGCCAGAACATCGGCGGCCACAGCGAAACCTTGTTGTCCGCCGTCTTCTCGTTGCTGATGTAGCGCAAGAATACAGTCGTGGTGCGGGCGGATAGAAACCCGTTCTCGTCGACATAATCCACGAAATAGGCGCGATTGAAATTCGGCTGCGATGACACCTCTATGGTGCGGATATAGTCGGCCGGATAGTCGAAGACATACGACCACCCGACCGCCAAGGTTCCTGTGCCACTCTGGGCAAGCTGGACTGACTTCTTGGCAAAGTTCCAATCGCCCTCATTGAAGGCTTCCAGAACAACGCCGTTCCATGCATTGGCGAAGACATAGCACGACTCCACGTCATCGGTGAGAGTCGCGATCGTCTCCTTCTGCAAATGGATAAGCGCCTGCTTCCACAGTGCCAGCTTGTCGGGCATTGTCAGCCTTTCCCTGCCGCGTAATCCTGGGCCGCCCTCACCGCCTCGGCGCGCGACCCGAACCCGTGCTTGACGACTTCTCCATTATGGAGGAACCGCCAACGATGATGCGGGCCGCCGAACGTGACATCGAAGCCGGACGGAACATCGCCAGCCTCTTCCTCTTCCTTCTCTGCGTCGGCATGCTGTCGCATCAGGCGCGTGAACACCTGCGTCTTGGTGACGGTGAGGACGCGGAGCGAAACGTCCAGCGCCATATCATCGGAGACGAGATCAACTTGTGCCATCGGCTTGAGGAGGTGGACGTAATTCGCCAGATAGTCCGGCGTCAGCACCTCATCGAGTTCGGTGCCTGTGGGGACGATCGCCCCAAAGCGGCCGAACACGTAGTCGGCCATATTCATTGTCCGTCCGATCAGGCGCACAGGGCCTTTCGCGACGGCAGCGTTTGCGTCTGCCATGGGTGAAACCTCAAATGGAAATGAAAAGAAAAGGGGGCCGAAGCCCCCAAGGATCAGTCGGTATCCGTCGCAGTGACCACGAGACCATCGGTGAGGTCGACGCCCTTGCCATCGGTGCCAGTGCCGACATCGATGACATAGCAGATGTTGACCGCCGAGACCGTGCCGCGGGGCAGGGAAGCCCTGAGCTTCACAAACACGATATCGCCCTGCTTCATGCCGCGGGTCACGCCGTCCGAAATGTAGTTGGACGTGTTGACCGTGGCGATGGCGTCGACGGTGTTGAGAATCCAGATGTTGTCGTCGGTGTTGGACATGCCCGGCGTAACCAGGTGCAGTCCAGAGCTATCATAACCAGCCATGAGAAGCCCTCCTTAGCTGAACGACGCAGTGTCGTCGTGGATGATCTGAAGGACGCCGGCCTGCTGAAGAATGCCGCCGACGTGGTACATGGTGGCGCGGTCCCACGAGTATTTCTGCTCACGGTTATAGTCCGCATCCACGTCGATGTTTTCCGCCGCCACGGCATGGCCGAGCGCCGGCTTCGCATAGGCGTACATCTTCGCGGAATTGGTGCCGGCGCCGGTCAGACCACTCGGCATCATGATGTGCGTGGCATTGGCCCACCTGATCGGACGAACCATGTCGCCCATCAGCGGCTTGCGGTCGACATAGTCGATGTTGGTGAACTCGGTCCACTGCGTCATCCGAGCCCAGCTCTTGGCCGTATGCACCACCGTGATCATGTCGGTGACGTTGTTCTGCCAGAGGTTCGAAATGATATCGACGAGCTTGCCATAGGTCAGCACAATGGCGGAGCCGCTGTTGTACTGGTTGGTGGCCGCCGACAGGGCGAGCAGGATTTCATCGTCGATTTCGCGTGCCGCGTCCATGGTGGAGCGCTTGCGCATCGCTGCGCGGAGTCCGCCACCCTGAGCCGTGAATACGTTGAACCCCGTCTGATTTTCCAGGGTGTGGCGTTCCTTCAGAGTGAGCGTGACCTGGCGGTCGGTGGCGTTGCGGGTCGGGATCAGACCGTTGGCGCCGCGCGAGGTCATGCCGGACGACTGGCCGGCGATGGCGAAGACGGCCGAGGAATGACCCTCGATGACCGTTTCAGGGGTCGTGGTATCCTTGAGATAAGTCTCACCGCGCTGAAACTCGGTGATCCACTCATCCCGGTACTGTGCAGCGGTAATCATGTAAGCCATGATTTCGTGCCCTTTCGAGATTGTTGAGGATTTGGGTTCCAGCCGTCGTCAAGGGTGCCGGTGGCGCGGCGAGCGGGGTGCTTCGGACATGCCGAAGGGGCCGCTATGGCCGTGCCAGTCGGGGGCTTTACGCGCAGCTATGTGGGGTAGTGGTTTAGCGGGTGCCGTTACCGGGGTGCCGCCGGGTATGGAAGCTCAGGCCTTCTGGCGCCGAGCGTCGATCTTTTCCTTCTGCGCATAGAGCTTTGCGACCTGCTCCTGCACAGCGGGGGATTGGTATTTCTTTGGCTCTTCGACCTGCATCTTGCGGAACTCGCCAAGCCGTTCGTCGATCGTCTTTGACGTAGCTTCGACATCGCCAGTGATGATCGAATTGCCGCCGTAGTAGTCCGTGCCGATCTGAGCCATCATCTTGACGAAGGGCGCGTGATCCTGAAGCCGCGACCCATCTATGAGCCGCATTTCCATCATCTGCTTGAAGCCATCGTCGCCGAGATGGGCCTTCATGATCTCGCCGGCAGCGCCGACATTCCCGTCATATTCGCCGCCCCATTCGGCCCGGAGAGCAGCCTGCGTCTCCTTCGCGGTGGCGGCGAGCCTCGCATTCATGTCCTGGACCTGTGCGGTCTGGAAATCCTGGAACCATTTCACCGCGGCCTTGGCCGTCCTGGGATCGCCATTGGCGGAATGCATGTATTCCTTGAACGATCCGAGCACTTCGCCATCGGCATCGGATGCCTTGAAATCGTCCGTGAAGGCGACGGGATAATCCTTTGCTTCAGCCGGGATGCCATAGGCCTCACGAAAGGCCTTGATGTCGTCCTCCGTAGCTTTGTCCGGAAGCGTAGGCGGCTTGCCGGCATTCTTTGCAGCGGCGCGTCCCTCTCGCCAGGATTTTGCAATAGCCTCTTCCGACTTGTAGCGTTCAAGGCTCTTCATCAGCCCTTCGTCGCCACCGGCCAAAAGCACGCGTAGTGCCTGAAGCCTGCCCTGGCCGTCTTCGGCCGCCACTGGAGCCGGTGCGGGAGGATTTCCGCCGCCTTCGAGCGTTCCGCCATCCGGTGCAGGCGCCGGGGGATTGGGATTCGGATCACCGCTTGGCGCGGGTGGCGTTACGGGCGTCGGCAGGTTTGCCGCTGGATCGACTATGGGCTGGTCCGTCATTTTCTTCACCTGTCAAAATTGAAATGGGAAAGGAAACAAGCTTTCGAAGCTGAAGGCCAACGTGCCTCTTGCCCGATTTGAACGTGCTATCACGCTCCCCGCCGTGCTCGTCCGGCAGGTATTCGAGGTCATTGACGCCGCAGATGTGCATCATGGTGAGGATCGCGCGCTTCTGCTGATCCTCGTTGGCAACGCCGGCCCATACCGCTTGCAGCGCCACACAATCGACCTTGCGGATGACGAGATCGGTTGCTGGGTCGCTGTTGTCGGCATTGACGGTGACGGGAAGCCATGGACGATAGCGCGCACGCTCAGCCATTCGCCGCCGCCTGTAGCTGTTGCGCCGCATCGCCGACCTGGCTTGCGACTGCGGCTCCTTGTCCGACCTGTGCCATCTGCTGCTGTGCCGCCATCTGCTGCTGCATCTGCTGACGTGCCGCCATGGCCGCCTGATCGGTTTGCAACCAGTCCGAATTTCCGCCAGGCACGGCGCCGAACGAATCCCTGAACATGTCGCGGACGTTGATCTCAGACCCGATGGTCGGATCAAGCTGATATGCCGTGGCGATAAGCGCGGAGGACTCATGGAAGGCATTGATCGTCTGCCGATCGCGCGCTTCCTTGAGCGACGAGTTGAACTCCTGCGTGATGTTCTGACCCAGCAGGATTTGCGGCATATCCACCGGGATGCCATTGCGATCCACAGGACCATAGCCGCCGGCACGCATGACCTTTTCCGTCACCAGATCAAGAGTGCGGAGGCAATCCTCGTCCTCGATCGGCTCGAACAGCGGCAGCGCGTTGCGGATGTATTCCTGCACGAGCTGCGACGTCTCGTAAGCGGTCTTGGCGCGCTCCTGCGGCAGGTTCAGCTTGTTGATGTAGAACGCGTCCGCCAGCAGATTACGGGCGTCTGTGAGCAGGTTTTCCCCGAGGGTGACGTTCTTGCCCATCTCCAGCGGGCGAAGCGCGGCGCCGAGCCGTTCATCGTACTCACTGTCGATATAGGTCACCATGCCGGCAGAAATATCAATCGGGCTTGTGATCGCGTCCTCCGTCGCGACAAGAGGCGGATCGACCTGCTTCTCTCCAGCTTCGATCAGCGTCATCATCATGCGCTGAATCATGCGCGCCTGCGGCAACGCGATGATGGTGGCAGGCGAGAAGGCGTAGAAATGGCCGCTCACCGTCTGCCAGCGCGGTACGATGTAATCGAAGGTGAATGCAGGCATCTCCTGAAGGATTTTCCCGCCATCGGTCACATAGATATCGGCCCACTTCGCCCCCTTGGGGAACTTGCGATAGGGCTCGTAGATGTCCAGCGGGATGAAGATGTGCCTGACCTTGAACTCTGTCGTCAGGTCTTGGTTCTTGAGTGCGGTCTTGACCTTCTCCGGAAGCATGGCCTCACCGAACAGATGCGCCATGGCGTGGGCCTTCATGTCGCACTTGCGATGCACATGGTTGACCTGTCCGTCCGGGCCTTCCGCTCCGGCGCAATTCTTCGGATGATGGCAGCGGAACAGCAGATTGTCCCGGCGCTTGTTGTAACTCACCTGCTTCCACGACATGCCGAACGTGGCGAAGTCGTGATCCGCCTCTTTTGCCGCACGGCGGAAACCGCTGTCCCTGGAATAGAGCACGGCCCAATTGACGCGGGTCATGTATTCGAGGAAATCCTGTGCCTCCCTGTTGCGCGAGACCTCTTTGTTCGTCGTCGTGGCCTTGAACCACTGCCGATCAGGTGGGCGCGTCATGCCGCCGATCTGGTCGCCAAGTTCGCGACGTACCAGCGATGGATAGAAATCCGTCAGATGGGAGGCGAATTCCTCGCCATAGACGATCTCGGCCGTGAAGTTGGCCCGCTCCGTAAAGAAGAAATCGGCAATCTCCTGATACAGGGAATCGATCGTTCCCTTCGTGGCAAACAGCCGTTCATCAATCTTGAGCAGGTCACGGCCCGCTTCGTCCCAAGCCTCCGTCATCAGCCGAGCGTCGACCTGGAGAACTCGCGGCCGATCGTGCCTGGCGTCTGCGCGAGGCTGTCCTGTGCAGCGGACGAGATGAGCCTGCCCTGCTGACGCGCCTTATTGCGCTGGGCCAGAACGTCCTCCGGATCAGGCATCGGTGCCGGCGGCGCCGGATCTGGCATTTTCGTCTTTGAGAACAGACCAGCCATAAATATTACCTCGCGATCAGCAGAGAAAGACCGGCAGCAGCACCGGTGAACCAAGATGTGACAGCAAGAAAATTTCCAACATAAAACCAGAAGCGCGGCGGCAACCCATCATAAATCGCGCGGATCTGTTCGGCGAAGAAAGCCAGCGCGGCGGTGATGGCCGCTAACTCCCATGCGCTATCAACCCCCTTCACCAAGCCGGCGGCGGCGATGATGGACAGCAGCAGTGCGCTATAAATGGCTTGCACGAGCATCAGCGCCTTCCTCTCAATCTTGCTTTCATGTCTGCATTCGATGTGGCGGCCTTGGGCGTAAATCCGCGTGCCAGCCTGCGTTCCTGTGCCGCCTTGGGCCGCTTGAGGCCACCAAGCCCGGAAGCGGACAGCATGATCGTCGTGTCGCCCTTGTCAGGCGAACGGCCGAGACGGTCTTTCATGTCCTGCTTGTCGCAGATCTGGATATCGCCACCCGTCGCGCTGCTCGGAATGATCTCATATCGGAAAGCGGCCAGATCAGCAGCCATCTCAGGGTCAGGCGGGAGCGCAATTACCGGATCATAAGTCGGGTCAAGCATCTCTCGGAATTGCCATACGACTTGAGCCCGAAGGTTCTTGAAGCGATACAGACCGTCACGAGACGAAGATGTCGAGCCATAGGCGCCCTTGAAGCCGTAGCAGTCCACATCAGCATGAGCGAGCTGCGTCAAGGCGTCTCCACCGTAACCCCCGCCTGCATCGACCACGACACGGCAACGATCGCGCATGACCTTGACGATTTCCGCGGCGACGGTCGGCCCGTCCGGCGTGTCCTTTCCGTCCAGGCTTGTGAACGGACCGTACCACCAATCGTACCGCGGCTGGATCTGCGTCTTGTCCGGGCCACCTTGAGCCACGTCGCAAGCCACGGCTGTCATCGGGATGCCTTCAGGTGGCCGCGACACCCAGCGGGACTGTGCAAGCCGTATCCATTCGGACGGGATTGCCTGCCACTCGTGATCCTGTCGGCCAGCGTTGAAATCGCCGTAGAGCAGTTGTGAACGAAGCGGCTCCGGCAGACCCATAAGCCTGGCGCGATATCCCTTGTCCACATACGGGTTGTCGTTGAGCTTTGCCGGGATGAAGGTGCGAGACATTGCCTCGTAGGCCTCGCCGTTGCGCTCATACGCTCCAGGTCCGTCAACCCATTCCGTGACGCTGGCAACCACAATGGCCCAGCGCAGTTCACCCGGCAGGGCTTTGTTCTGATATGTCGGATCAAGCCAAGGGGCGAATTCGGTAATCATCCACTCGCCGTCGCCACCGCGCGGCGGATTCGAACCGAGGATTACCCTGCACCTCTGGCCTTCTCGCGTGGTGCGCAGCCAGCCGATGAGCGAGAACACCTGTTCCCGAAGGAATTCGCCAGCCTCGTCAAAGGCAATGAAGTCCTTCGCGTTACCGGCATGCTTGCGCCAATCGTCTGGCTGATTGAGACCGGCGAACTTTAGTCTTCCGCCGTCATTGCGCTTGAATACGTTCTCATTGCCGCCGACGAACTTGCCGTAATGCGGCTCGCCGATGGCCTTGCAGAACTCAATCAAGCCATCGAGCTGGATTGCCTCGCGCCGCAGTACAAGGCCGCTGTAATGTCCGTCAAACCAGCAGCCTATTTCGAGGGCAGACTTGCCGCCCCCGGCCGCTCCGCCATAGAGCAGGATATCCGCGTCACTGTGTAGCGCTGCCGCCTGAGGCCCTGGATTGGGCAGGAACGGCTTTGCCAGTTCATCCTTCGCCAGCGCGATCAGTTTACCTCTGTCCTCGCCCGTCAAGCTCGAAATGAGCGACTGAAGCTCGGTGAGGTCAACCGCCTGCATTCACGCCCTTTGCAAGCAGGGAGGCGATGGCCTTGGCAAGATCGCGATCCGATACGGATTCTGCCTGGATTGGGCCGCCATCCTTGCCGGTCAATTCCTGCTTATCGGAAAGTCCAAGGTCGCGCGCAATGATATTGGCATTCAGGAGGTCGGCAGCGGCTCCAGCAAACTTTTGGCTGCGTATCGTATCATCAATTCGCGTGGTGACGTCACCATAACCTTCTCTCTGCGTATACTCAAACCAAGCCTGCCGACTGATATCAAGGAAAAGGCATAGGCCAGCGATCGTCATTGCACGCATCTTGGCAACCGGCTCGTGGACGTTCACGCCTTGGTAGCTCGTCACCTTGTCTTCCCACAATGGGTTTTCTTCCGCCCATGTAAAATACTCGCATGCTGCCGCCCACAAGTCGTCTGGTGTAGCAAAGATCGGCTTGCGGCCATGGGAACTGCGAGCTTCCCAAAACCGATTACCCTTTGGGGCAGGCATTATTGCACCGCCACCTTAGTAAGATCGGTTTGGGTGCTTAGCCATTTGACAAAATAATAATTTGGCCCGAAGCGGTAAGCCATCTTCAATTCATGCCGCTCTGGCTTGGGTGTTGATTTGAATATTGGGCGCAGGAGACGGTAATTGTTGCGCATTGATGCACGCACAATATCACGCTGTTCTGGCGTCAGATCTGACATCTTCAAGTCGTCACCTCGAAAATTTAAAAGGAAGCTCCAGCCTGCCGGATTACACCGCTGTCAATGCCAAGCGCGCCGCGATGCCGTTCTTCACGGACGATCCGAGCCATTTCTTTTCCGTCGCTGGTTGGGCGGAGCAAGAAGGAGGCGCGATGAATAGGTTAGCCAGCCAGGAACGAAATCCACTGGCCCTTGCGCACCGCGCCGATGTTGCGCGGTATGCCTGCGTTGATGCGGTGGTTCTTGTTGGCCGCGGCGATGTCGGTGTTGGCCGTGGACGACACATAGAACCAGCCGGCAACATCGGAGTTGATCTCCAGCACATCGCCGGTACCAGTCAGAAGCGTGCCGTTGGCGCCGCTGGTAAGCGTGTAGCCCTGGACGCTATCGCACGAGAAGACCCTCGGCCGATTTGTCGGGGCGTACGTCCCCTGCTCGACGTAGATGGCCATGGGATCAGGTCGCCAGCGCTGCGATGATTGCGTTCACCTTGGCGGTGAGATCGGCGATGTCGTTCTTGATCGCGGTGAGCGCGGTATTGGTCGACGCCAGGGACGCCGCCGATGTGTCGGTCGTGGCCGCAGTGGCCGCCGGTACCGCAGCGATCGTATTGTCAGCCGTGCCGCCGCTGTTGTCCGTCAGTGCCGTGAGTGCCGCTGCGGCTGCATAGCCGGTTGCGCTGATGGTGCTGCCGTCCACGACGAGCTTGCCCGTTGCGCCAATGCCCAAACGATTTCCGTGAAGGGTAGTAACCTGTGAGTTTGCCATGATTCACCTCTTTCCTTTCTTCGATTTA